TGAAAATACTACTACAATAAATCTTAAAAATCTCAGCAAAATAGAAAACGACCCTGCACCCAAGCTAGGCGCTGATCTACAGTTAAACGGACATAATATTATAACAGGGCCCGGCAACGGTGATGTACAAACCACAGTATGGGGTCTAGATATTAGACAAACTAATGCTGTTATTGAACTCTTGTTTAGTTCTGGCAATTTATCATTAGAATTTGGTGCTATAGAATCACAAGGTAATATCGGTGCTCCGCCGCCTCCTAGCACAGATTTAGATTTTAACGGACTATCGTTACTAGGTTTTCCTACAGCTCCAGGTGTTCCAAACTTAGACTTCGGTAGTTTATAATCAAAATTAACGATAAATATTGCTACAGTAGAGAGCAATTATGGCGTTAAATGTATGGACTAAACCCTCTGGTTGGAATTTTGGATACCCTGCGGGATCCAACACATCTGTAAATAGTGGTAGTTTTATACCTAATTTACAGTATGTAATTCAATCAGTAGGAACTACAGATTTTACAAAAATCGGTGCACCTGTGAACACAGTAGGAACAGTATTCACAGCGACTAATAACGGGGGCGAAGCAGGCCCTATAGTCACTAATCCCTCAACAGGATTGCAATCTCCAAGTCCCGGAACTGGAGTCGCTAGCAGAGTAGCATTCAGCGAAAGACGATCGCTCACTCTTAATTTGCCTATTGAAAATTTTACCGGGGTTACATTTACTAAAATAAGCGGTGAGTTTCCTCCTGGATTAAGACTAGAAGGAACTACGATAGTCGGTTCTGCCTTTGAAGTTCCTCGAGTTACAGATTTTACATTTGTTATACGTGCTAGTAAAGAAGGACAAATTAGCGATAGAACATTTACTATTACTATAGAAGGTGCTGACGAGCCAGAGTTTGATACTCCTGCAGGTCTGTTAGAGTTAGGGGATCCTGGCGAATTATTTGTAATGGACAGTACCTTTGTAGATTATCAAATAGAAGCATATGATTCAGATACAGGTGCCGGGCAAAGATTAAGTTATTTCATTTCTAGGGGTGATGGTGAATTGCCTCCTGGACTAACCTTGACTCAAGACGGAAGGTTAGTAGGATTTATACAACCTACACTATCTATAAAACCAGAAGACGGTGATGGTACATTTGACGATGGCACGTACGATGTAGTAGCCTATGACTTTGCTTTCCGACCAACTAATGGTTTCGATAGCTACGTGTACGACGGTGTTTTCTTCGATTACAGTCTAGCATCAGGCAGACTAAAAAAATTAAATAGAACTTATCAATTTACTGTAACTGTAACTGACGGTGATAGTTATAAAAAGAGAACTTTTAAAATATTTGTTGTTGGTGATGATTATTTCCGTGCTGACAACACTACATGGTTAAATGCTGATCCACTGTTCACATCTGACGTTACTTACATGCGAGCACCAACTTGGTTGACTCCCAGCTACCTCGGTTTAAAAAGAGCAAACAATTATATCACTCTAATACTAGACACATACGAAACAGAAAATATCATCTATGAATTAGAGCAAGTAAATGCAGATTCTAAAGCAACTACTAAAAGAAGATTTTCCATCGTAAACAGTGAGCCAGTTTATGAAAGTGCTAATATCATTGGTTCACAGTTTTTAACAACAACGTTAACTACCGTCAAGCCGACTGTTGGTCATTTTTTAACTTTTAGCGGTAAAGTTCCCGAGGCTTTTAGAATAAACAGAGTTGATGCAGTAGAAGATCTAGGTAACGGTGCTTATAAGTTAACATTATATTACCCATTAGAAGTTGATGTTCCGGATGACGTTGAGTTTTTAATTGGAACTGTTAGTGAATTGCCTCCCGGAATGGCATTCGACGAAAACAATGCAGAGGTACACGGACTAGTTCCGTATCAGCCAGCCATTACTAGAACTTACACCTTTACAGTAACAGCTACTAAACTCAGCGGTAAAATCAATTCTGCAGAATATGTTGTTGTTCCAACTAACCAAGGAATTAGAATTAACGAAATTGTTGTTAATAAAATTGATTATCCGTTAATATCATCGGTTCTAAACGAAGTTAGCTCATTTACAATTGACAATGTCAGCTATGATTCATCTAATATAACATCAGTTGACTATTCTAACCCATCTCAAGTTACTATTAATCTTTTAACTAATATTATCATTAATAGTAACACTAAGGTATCTTTTAAGTATATCCTTTCAGCAGGGGAAAGATCTAGTAGTCCAAAAATATTCACCGTTGATATATTAGGTGAAGTTGATAGCGCATTAACATGGAACACACCTAGCGACCTTGGCACTATTAATGCTAACTTTATTTCGACGCTAAGTGTACGAGCTACAAGTAGTATTCCTGGGGCAACTATACTTTATAATCTTATAAGTGGTCGTTTACCACCCGGTTTAACTCTAGACCTTGATGGCGAAATTATCGGAAAAGTAAATCAATACAGTACAGAAGATCAAAGCGGTTTAACTGGATTTGTTGATACTGTATATCTAGATCTGTTAACGGGCGGTGATGCTTACGAAGACGAGTATTCTTCAAACAATGACATAGACGGCGGAGATGCATATGGATCCGGTGATAGTGTTTCAGGTGGAAATTCTTTTACTACCTATGCCACTATTACACAACCTTCAGAGTTCGACGGAGGTACTACATCGTTTGATCGAGACTATGTATTCACAATCGAAGCTCGAGATCAATTTGGTTACAGTGCTATTACTCGCACATTTAGAATAAACGTAGAAACTCCAGATCAATTAGTCTATAGTAATATTCGAGTTAAACCATTATTAAAACTAGAACAAAGATCTTTATGGAGTAGTTTTATAGACAATACCGATGTATTTACACCTGGTAGTATCTATAGACCAAATGATCCAAACTTCGGAGTACAAAAAGATCTATCAATGGTAGTATTTGCCGGAGTCGAGACCAAAGAAGCGGCTGCATATATCAGTGCTATTGGACTGAACCATAAGAGAAAAAGATTTAACTTTAATCAGATTAAAAAAGCCACTGCGTATGTTCCAGGAACACAGACAGCAATATATGAAGTAATATATGTCGAAATGGCTGATCCACTTGAGCCAAAAGGCAAGCGTCTTCCTAACAAATTAAATAGACATAAAGCTCAACCTAATCCAATTACAATTGATACTAGTAATAGTATATGGAGTAGAAAAATAAATGATTTAACTGCTGATTTTCCCGAAGCTCGGAGACCAGAAAATATAATTACAGCAGATGGTACTGGATATAAATCTAGTGACAGCAACTATCAAGAGTATTTTCCGAATAGTGTTAGCAATTGGAGAGATCGTATAAAAAATTGGTCTAGCGATGGCGAAAATTTTGCCGTTGAAAGAAACTATCTTCCCCTTTGGATGCGTAGCATACAGCCGGGGACTAAAACAGAGCTAGATTTTCAACTGGCTGTGCCGCTATGCTACTGCAAAGTTGGCACTGCTGATGATCTGCTTTTAAATATTAAAAATTACTTTAGTACTACAGGATTTAGCTTTAATCAGCTAGACTATACTGTAGATCGATATATAATAGATTCCATAGAGGGTCAAACACAAGATAAATATCTAGTATTCAGAAATGATAGGATAACCGTATGACAAGCCAGATAAACTACCAGAGCATTGATAAAACTTACCCTGTTGCAGGCAAAGACAATGATAGCCAAGGATTTAGAGATAACTTCGATGTTATCCAGCGTAACTTCCGCTATGCAAAAGAAGAACTTGAAGATTTGCAATCAAAAGCCGTATTAAAAGCTCCGCTAGCCGGGGACAATGTAAGCGGAACATTTAGTAACGACCTAGGCGGTAGCAATATATCTAACGGTAGTTTTACTAATTTTCATGGTACTAGCTATGCGGCTGAAGCCAGTGGCACTAGAAATATTAGTATTCTTGACGGGTCATTACAGTCTTATACTGTGTTGGGTGATACCGAATTTACATTTATCGAATGGCCGGACAGTGGAAATTATGCTCGAGTAAAAGTACATTTAGTCAGTAACGGATCTATTATAAACGTCGGTAACGACATTGAAATTGGTAAAAGATATACTATTGATAATCCAGGAACGACTAACTGGATTTCCATGGGTGCTAGTCCCAGTGCAATATGGAAGGGATCATTTTCCGGTACAACACTAACTGTTACATCTGTTTCTAGCGGAAATTTAGCAGTCGGAACATATTTGATCGGAACTGGTATTACTCCTGGAACAAGAATAACTGGCCTAGGGTCCGGTACTGGTGGTACAGGAACATACGCAGTTAATAACAGTATAACCTTAAATAATCCTAGTGATACGTACTACGGAATTATTTCTGGAACTGTATTTGACGCTGACACTAATGGATCTGGTGACGGTACTGTTAAACCTTGGCACGAAATAACATTTGCCACTGAAGGACAGGGCGTTATCGTACCCAATGTTGATTTTATTTTACCTATCAAATTAAATCCTAATTTATCAAACCAAGTAGTTGAAGCATGGACATGGACTGGAAGTACTACCAAGAAAGTATTTTTAGACTATGTTGGTACCATGGGGTCTGGAGCATCAAACTACAACGCATTAAATGTCGGATCGCTATCAGTCAACGATGCTACAGAATCTCTAGATATAGAAACAGGTTCAGTAGTAGTTTCCGGTGGTGTCGGTATTGCTAAAAACTTAAATGTAGGCGGAAGCCTTTTAGTAGAAGGTGACCTTACAGTCAACGGCGAGAGTGTCTTAACTAGTTCATCAATTACAATTACCGACCTAGACAATATACAAAACGTTGTTGTTTCAACTCCGATAGCAGGCGACAGCTTAAAATGGAACGGTTCCGTATGGACTAACCAAGCAGATTTAATTGAATATGCAGTAAGCATCGAAGAATACGGCGACGGAGTTAGACAAGTCTTTGCGTTCGACGGCAATCTTCTAGCAGAAGTTGATCTCGGTACTGGTGTTGTTACACAATATCCTATTAAGTTCCAAAGAGGAAAAAAATATCGATTTGACATCACTGACGCTAGCAATGAAAATCGTCTTTTAAGATTTTCTTTAACACCCGATACTATCGTAACTGTTGATGGCAACTCACCGGATACCGTTACTCCATACACTGACAATATTGTTATAACTAGTTCTTATGTTGAAATATTAGTTACAGAAGAAACTCCTAGTCCATTGTATTTTTACGGACAACAAGTAACCGGTGGTCCTGATACTTCGTTATTAGGTGCGGCGGTTCCGATCCAAGTAGGCAACGGTCCTGTATTAGTTAGCAAAGACTATACTGCATACGGAAATCAAGACATTGTTGTAGACTCTGCCGACGGATCTCTAACAATTACATTACCTTATGATAATGAAGGTTATGTACTTACACCAGGAACTTATATTACTATAACAGATAATGGTAGTGCTGATACTAATCCTATAACTATCAAAGTAAAAGATGATATTAGTAATTCAATAAACGGTGATACAGTTAACAAATCAAGAGTGCTTAGTGGTGCATACGGAACTGTAACGTTCGTATATGACGGTTTTACTAATTGGACTTACATTAAAGCAGGTTACAATGGCAGTGATCAAGGTGTACCTAGTTCAAATATAAGTTTAAACACTACTGTAACTTATCTATCAACTGAAGACGTAGAAAGTTATAACCTCGGTGCTGGTTCTGAAGGACAGACAAAAGTTTTAGTAATGAAAGTGGACCAAGGTGATGCTACAGTCACCGTTACTAATGCAGGTTGGGTTAGTGGTGGTGGATCAAGTACTATTGTATTTGACACAAGAGGTGATTCTGTAACACTACAATACGTTGATGGCTCTTGGTACGTAATTGGTAACAATGGCTGTGAAATAGGAGGCGTTACACCTGCTGAAATTATTTCAACCCCTGTCACTGCTAGCTCAACTGGAAAAGCTGGACAAATATCATATGATTCAGATTATCTATATATTTGTATCCAAGAAAACACATGGAAGGCAATACCGTTCCTCAGCGCATTCGGTGAGAGTTTTGCACAAGGCTTTACTACACTAGACGAATTAACAGACGTTGCTATATCCGGAGTAATTGCTGGACAAGTACTCAAATGGAGCGGCACACAGTGGGTTAACGACAGTGACGCAACATAATTTATGCATCCATTAATACACGATACTAATGAACTTAAAATTAGCGAGTTAGAAAACCGAATAAGTGATCTAACTCGCAAGTATTTCTCTACAGCTAATCCAGAATTAAGAAATCAAATAGTCTTAGCATTAGACACTTATAAAATGGCTTTGTCCAGAAGACAACAAGAAGAATACGAGAAAATGATCCAAAGTCGGGACAAAGGTCTTGACAAATTAATCAAAGTCAACTAATATAGTTGAATGCGATTAGATCAATATTCAAATCCAATACTTAACGATCAAGATATATTTGAAGCATTATATCGTGGCTTCAAACTAACTTCTGCTGATACTATTATTGTCGATCGAACAGAAGAAACTACTAAATTGGAACAACATTTAGATTTTAGCTTCGTTCCGCCGATTAATGCCAATGATGAGTTGAGCATTGAAGATTATGATCGATATATGCAAGACAATTGGAACATGCCTAGCGAATATAAACAAATGGATATAGAAGCATGGCTCAAAGAACAATGTCCGCCGTGGGATCCTCAGTGTACTAGACTAGCAGAAGAATTGGCTGCGTACAAAGCAAGAAATATGCTAGATTTACTACGCTGGTTAAAATATTTTGTAGATACTTGCTCAAAAGAAGGTGTAGTATGGGGAGTAGGACGTGGATCTAGTGTAGCAAGTTATGTATTATACTTAATAGGTGTTCATAGCATCGACCCTATTAAATTTAATTTGGACTGGCAGGAATTCCTGAGATAAGTAAAGCACAGTCCTAGGAGATTATTATGGCAATGAAAGAAACACCAAAACAAGTTTACCGTTCTATGCAAGGTAAAGAAGTTGATATGCAAAAAATGGCTATGCAACATGAAATGACTGTTGCAGTTGGTAACGTAAAAGTAAATGCTCGTGGCGATGAACTTGGCCCGGGTGGAAAAATTATTCGTAAACGAGAAGACGTATTACGAGAAACTACTAACAAACAAACTTCAAAAGAAATTAACGAGGATCCTACAGGAGGCGTATGAAAGCTCTAGCTAACAAAATTAGACCTATTCGTAAACATATCTTAGTTCGAGATATGAACTTTGGCGAGCAAACTACTGCTAGTGGTATTGTTATCCGTAGTGATGATGGCAAGTCCGAGGGTGTTAAGCCTCGTTGGGCAAAAGTATTCGCGATTGGCCCTGAGCAGACTGATGTTAAAGTCGGCGAATGGATTCTACTCGAACACGGTCGTTGGACTCGAGGAATCGAAGTCGAAGAAGATGACGGCACTAAATTTACTATATGGCGAGCTGATCCAGACGGAATCCTAGCATCAGCAGATGAGAAGCCATCCGATTTGGAATTAGGAAAATTTTCTACACCAACAGAAGGCGGTATGTACGACTTCAGCAAAACTATCTAATTTTTCTTTTGAGTAACAGGGCTCTTGACAAGCCCTGTTCTCACCTTTATACTTAGGTAGTAAAAAGGAGAATCTTATGACCGAATACGAACAAAATATAGAAGTAATGAAAGATCTGAGAAACAGGATTGATGCAGTATTAGCATCGAATAAGGTTCCTGAAGCAGAATATCGACATCCAGATCCTATAAAACACAAGTACATTAGTTTTGCCAAAAGTGGTATTAGAATTGCGGCCGGTGTTGCGTTGTGTTACAGTATGTTCTGGTATGCAGGTAGTTTACTAATTCTAGCAGAAATTCTCGGTATAGCTGAAGAAGTAGTATGAAAGTAGGTTTTACTTGTTCAACATTTGATCTGTTCCATGCTGGGCATATTATTATGCTCAAAGAAGCTAAGGCACAATGCGATTACTTAATCGTAGGACTACAAACAGATCCAACTATTGATCGTCCATTAGAAAAAAATAAACCTGTGCAAAGCATATTTGAAAGATATGTACAATTACAGGCCTGTAAGTATGTAGACGAAATAGTAGTATATGCTACGGAAAAAGATCTAGTGGATATCTTGCTTTCTTATCCTATAAATGTTAGAATATTAGGAGAAGAATATGAACATCGTGGATTTACTGGAAGACAAGAATGTATCACAAAAGGTATTAAGTTTTATTTTAACAAACGAGAACACACATTCTCTACAACTGAACTAAGACAACGTGTAATCGATGCTGAAGCAGAAAAATTTATAGTAAAGGCAGAAAATAAATGAGTTTAGAACAAGCAAGTTTATGGTTAGTTGGATCAATCCTGTTCACTCTTGGTTCGATAGTATTACTATGTGGATTAGTGTTCATCAATAATATCGTACACAAACATTGGAAGCCTGTTACTATTTTTACAAGAGAGAGTTTCAGTATCTTCAGCGGTCATCATAACATGAGCGATAATTTATATTCTGTGAATCAAGAAGAATATGATCAACTGATCAAGCACTTAGAAACGATTCGTTTAAAAAAACAAACAACTGAGGCAACTAAATGAAAGAATTATGGGTAGAAAAATATCGTCCTAAAAAAATCGACGGATATGTTTTTAGAGATGCACACCAAAAAGAACAAGTTGAGCGTTGGGTCAAAGAAGGAACGATCCCGCATTTGTTATTCAGCGGTAATGCTGGCATTGGTAAAACAACACTGGCAAAAATATTGTTTAACGAATTAGATATCAATCCTTTAGACATATTAGAAATAAACGCATCAAGGACAAACTCTGTAGAAGATGTTCGCGATAAAATTGTTAACTTTGTCCAAATGATTCCGTTTGGAGACTTTAAGGTGGTATTATTAGATGAAGCTGATTATCTTAGTCCGAATGCTCAAGCGGCGTTACGTGGGGTCATGGAAGAGTATCATACAACTGCTCGTTTCATCCTCACCTGTAACTACCCTAATCGCATTATCCCTGCTTTACATTCACGATGTCAAGGATTTCACGTTGAGCGAACGGATATTACTGAGTTTACCGCTCGTGTTGCTACTATTCTTGTTGAAGAGAATGTGGAGTTCGATCTGGACACGCTAGATACATTTGTTCGTGCTACATATCCGGATCTGCGTAAATGCATCAATATGGTACAAATGAACAGTATGGACGGTAAATTACACAGTCCGGAAAAAGGTGACACAGGCGAAGCTGACTACAAAATACAAATGGTTGAACTGTTTAAAGCAGGCAAAATTAGCGAAGCTCGTAAATTAGTATGTAGTCAGGCACGGCCAGAAGAAATGGAAGAAATTTATCGTTGGCTTTATGATAACATAGCAATTTTCGGAGATGAAGATCGACAGAATAAAGCTATCCTTATTATTAAACAAGGACTAGTTGACCACACATTGGTTATCGATCCAGAAATTAATCTTGCGGCAACATTAATTAGATTGGCAGCTCTGTGAAAACAAAATTAAAAAATGCGTACATGAAAACTGCGGCTACATTCGCAGAGCTTAGTCATGCACAAAGATTACATGTAGGTGCTATTGTTGTTAAAGATGACAGGATTATTAGTATTGGCTATAATGGAATGCCTGCAGGTTGGGACAACAACTGTGAAAATCGAGAATACATGAGTAGAGATGCAGGCGGTTGGCTGAATCCTGATGAAATTGAAGAGCAGTGGCCTTTTACAGATTGGTGTGACCTTGATCAAGCATTTACTAAAAGGTATCGTTTAAAAACTAAACCGGAGGTACTACATGCTGAAACAAATGCTATCGCAAAATTGGCTCGCAGTACTGAGTCTGGGCTTGGTGCTGATATTTTCATTACTCACGCTCCTTGCCTCGATTGCGCCAAACTTATCTATCAGTCTGGGATTAATCGTGTTTACTATGGTGAAAACTATAGAGATGATGCGGGGATCAAATTTCTTCAAGCGTCGGGAATAACTGTAGAACAAATAGAAAAGGGCTCTTAGGAGCCCTTTTTCTTAACTATCGCCGTAAATTTCTAACACCTCCTTGACGGCTTCATGTCTTTCAATATCCTTAGCATCAAATTGTACAATGTCAATATGTTTGTAGGCATTCCCTCCTAATAGACTACAAAAGTCAATCAGACCATTATCTTTTAATCGATCTGCTTGTGCTAGGTCTCCTGTTACTACCATTTTAGATCCTTCTCCTAAACGTGTTAGTAACATCTTCATCTGATTCTGTGTGGCATTTTGCATTTCATCTGCAACAATGTATGCGTTCTTAAACGTACGGCCACGCATATAGGCTAACGGTGATATCTCTATAGTGCCCTCCTCTAGCATCTTTGTGATATCTTTCTTTTGATAATACTCTCCAAAAACGTCAAAAATAGGTCTTGTCCACGGTGCCATCTTTTCATTCAAGTCACCTGGTAAGAATCCTAAGTCTTCATCTACGGAAACGGCGGGTCTAGTAACAATGATCTTGTCAACTATACCTTCCTGAAAAAGTTTAATACCATGCTGTACAGCAATCATGGTTTTACCCGTACCGGCTGGCCCGATAGCAAAAACTATGCTTTTTTCTTCGTCTTGTAATTTTTGCAAATAGAGCTTTTGGTTGGGATTGCGAGCCTGTATAAAAACTCGCTGTTTTCTCTGCGGAAGATATGGTTCAAAATCAATTACTTTAACTTCTGATGTAAAGCGTTTCTTCACTCTTTTACTCATCTAGGTTAGCTCCTACTATAAAAGCAGGACTTGTAGCGACCGCCCGGAAAACTACAGAGGTCCTACAAAAATATTTAACCTCTACGCTAAAAAGTAAACTGTTATGTTATGATTTTGATCCAGCTAAATAAGTATAGAATATTCTGGAACCCAACATGTACGATATTTTAGACATTATTAGGAACGTTAGCGATCTTTACGAAAACAACTCAAGTCTTGCTGTACTAAAAGACTTTGAACGTGTTATCGACGAGTTAGACATTTATGCCTACGAAAACTGGGAAGATGGCGAACTATGCTACGGCCCGCAAGTTGACCGTCATTGGATCACAGCAGGCTTTATGTGGCCTAAAGAAAAAATGCCTAATCCTATAGCCGCTAAACGCTTACAAGATCTAGGATGCAAGATCAAATACGAACGCAGTCATTTAATTGAACCTAGAGAAATTAAAACACCCGAAGACTATCGTCCAGGAACTAAAAAAGGTAAACTAGATCGCAAGCCTATCTGGATTGTTGAAATACAAATGCCTAAGAAAGTTGCGTTCGACATGTATCGAGGATACATGGAAAAGATGAAGAACGAACACCAATCAAGCGAAGAAAGTAAAACAGGAAGTGCGGCACCAAGTGCTATGGCAGCACCAATGCCAACTGCACCAATGCCAACTGCTGGTGCAGTACCAGGTGCACCTGCAGGCGGAATGCCTGGAGCACCAGTTGCCGGTGCACCTGCACCCACTGTTTAAGGATTATTATGATTAACGAGAGTTTAAGAGAATATGATCTAAGAAACTTTGTCAGCAGAATTGTTGAGATTGATTCTTTCAAAAGTAAAATCGGAGATGATGAAGATATCATTGTCATCGCCTTCACAGTTGATCACGAAGATCCTGCAAAAGATCTAGAAAACTTTATTGAGATGGGCTATGACTTTGTACTTGATGCAGATGTTAGCCCCGGAGAACTCGACGATGGCACTTACAAAGTGTACGTTGAGTTTGAAAGAACTAGACACGCCGCAGACCAAATTAGAGAGGTGTTAGACGGTGTGGAAAAAATTACAGGCATTGATAACTTTAAATTTCGATATTTTAAAAGTTTTAAAAGTCAAGATGCTACTTTAGAAAATCTCGAAACATCAATACCTAAAGATAAAGAGTCGTATCGAATATCAACTGAAAGAAATAAACTTGAAAATTTCCAAGAATTTTTCATCAACAGCTTTGCTGAAGAAATAAAACTACTAGACGAATCAATTAGTTTTAAGAAAATCTTTGGAGACACTATAAAGTTTAAAGTTATAACTAGTGGAACAAAACAAGAAGTTTATGAAGCAGTTAAAGGTCCTATCGTTTTAGAAAACAAAGACATGGCTGAGGTTATGTTTTTAACCAAGTACATTGGTAACTACAACATTACCAAGGTTGGTAATGTTTTTATTTTTGAAAACAGCAACTACGCTGTAGTTTTGGAGAAACAATAATGAGTTTTAAATTCGACTTTAAAAAAGAACACCTAGCAGAAATGATCAAAGGCAATCCGTATGTCGATCAATGGTATGATGCAATATCTCAGATTCTTCCTGAATATGAAATTAATACTCCACAACGTGTTGCGGCTTTTATTGCTCAGTGTGCTCACGAGTCAGGCGGGTTTAAATTCTTAAAAGAAAACTTAAATTATAAAGCAGAAAGCCTAGTAAAAGTTTTTCCTAAATATTTTAAAACACTAGACGAAGCACGAGCATACGAAAAGCAACCAGCTAAGATTGCTAATAGAATCTACGGTAATCGTATGGGCAACGGTGACGAAGCAAGCGGTGATGGCTTCCGTTACTGCGGTCGTGGTCTAATTCAATTAACTGGTAAAGAAAACTATACATGGTTCGCTGCCAGCTTAGAAATTCCTGTAGAAGAAGCAGCCGAATATCTAGAAACATTTGAAGGTGCTGTACAATCAGCTTGCTGGTTCTGGGAAACAAATAATTTAAATCAGTGGGCCGATAAAGGCGATATCCTAACACTAACAAAACGTATTAACGGCGGCACTATTGGTTTAGAAGATCGTATCAAGCATTATAACCACGCATTACATGTTTTAGGAATCTAATATGTTTTGGCTAATGAGTTGGATTCCTGATAGTGTTCTTGTTTATGCGGTTAATATTTTATTAGTCGCTGGAGCTGTTAGTGCATTTTTATCCTTCTTCATTATCCACCGTGTTGTTCGTTGGTTTCCTGCACTTGCACCTTATCATCTAATACTACAAATCATCAGTGCTGTGTTACTTGTAGCTGGTCTTTATTTTAAAGGCGGATACGGCGTTGAAATGGCATGGCGAGAACGTGTAGCGGAACTCGAAGCTAAGGTCAAAGAGTCAGAAGAAAAGGCTAAACAGATCAATGAAAAAATAGTTGTACAATATAAGGATCGAGTAAAAGTAATAACCGATACTAAAGTAATTGTACAAGAAAAGATCAAGGAAGTTGAAAAAGTAGTAGATGCACAATGTAAGGTAACTCCGGAGGCTGTTAATATTTTAAATGAGGCGGCCAAAAAACCCGAAAGGACTAAAGAATGAGATACCTATTAATTTTAACTTCTGTGATTTTACTATCGGGCTGTATTGCTACACCTGTTAAAAGAACATTCCCAGAAGCACCTAAAGAATTATTAGAATTGTGCCCTAATTTAAAAGAAGTACCGGCAGGTACTGAGAAGTTTAGTGAAGTGTTAAAGATAGTTACTGAAAATTACAGTCAATACCACGAATGTCAATTTAAAAACGAATTGTGGAAAGAGTGGTACGATACACAAAAACAAAATTTCGACAGCGTAAAATAAGTGAGATATAAAATGGGATTGCTACACAGTATGTTTACCGATGGTACTGATGACGGAATTAGTAGCAAAAGAGCTGTGACTGTTGCGGCTTTCTTACTGTGTGCGGCTGGATTTATCGGGGATTTAGTTTGGGATAAGAAAGTAGACCCTAACGTGTATGAGGCTATGATGTACATTGTTATTGCAGGGCTAGGATTTACAGCATCCGAAAAGTTTTCTAGACCAAAAAAAGATAGCGAAAATAACAACAAATAGTTGAGCGTATTTTTATCCAAATTTTGGGTAAATAAGTTTGTAGTTAATGTTCGAGAGAAGGAGCGCAATGAACGCAGATCTAAAATTATTCAAGTGGGTAGTATTTCTACTAGCACTACCCTTGGGCTTAGCCATATTTGGTGGAGATAGTTTCCGCTATCCTTGCCAGAATCCTGCAAACTGGGATAAAGATATGTGCAAATTACCTTTATGCGATGTAACTAGAACATGTCCAGAACATATTTTTAAAGGTGGCAGAGACCCTAGATTAGGACCTCCCAAAGACGGGGAAGTATCTCTAGCAACAAAACCAACTCCAGTAACACTAGATAATAAAGGATGCAAATAATGGAACTGTTATCAAGATTTAAAAAAGAGGATAAAGATACAGGAGAACACTTTATCTATACTGAAGAGCAGTTAATGGCTCGACTAAAGTTCTTCATAGGTATTTGTTTAGCACTAACATTAACAGGAATTGTTTTTGTTGTTCTTTATTCGATTATTTTTGTTACACAGCCTTTAAATGCCATTAGCCCAATCGATCAAAAGTTTTTTGAATTGATTATTCCTATCGCTACTTTCTTAACAGGAACTTTATCAGGTATTATGCTTGCTGGTAACGATAAGGATGCTAAAATGAAAGCCTTAGAGGCAGCAACAAGAGCTCCTACTGTAAGTTCAGCTCCATCAAGCACACCACCGTCATCAGGTGGAGGATTTAGTGCTAGTGCTAGTTTCGGAGGTGCTAACCTAAGTTTTAATAAACCTGCAACTACTAGTGCATTCGGTGCACCAACTGCACCAACTAGTCCGTTTGGCGCAACGGCACCGGCACCGACGATGAGTAGCACAGGAAAATTAATGCCTGTACAACCAGAACAACCAGAACTCTAAAAGGAGATTTAAATATGTTAGAAACACTTTTTTGGCTAGCATTAGGCGCATTTATTGGATGGAATTTTCCACAGCCAGAATTCGCAAAAACTATACAGGCTAAAATTTTAGCCTCATTTAAAAAATAAGGAAAAAAATATGAAACAATTATTAGCACTAGTAATGGCAGCATCATTCGCTACTGTTGCGATGGCAGCAGATGAGCCAGCTAAACCAGAAACAAAGAAAGTTTGTGTAATGCAGAAAGATGCTAAAACAGGTAAAGATAAAGAAGTTTGCAAAACAATAAAGGTACATCAGAAACACGAAGGCACTAAAGTTCCAGAAAAGGCACCTGCCAAGAAGGACGAAAAGAAAAAGTAATTTTTTACCAAACTCTTGACAGGTCAAGCCTAGTATAGTATAATTACTATATTACTTGACCTGTTTTTACGACCATGAGTGACTATTATCAAACATTAGGATTAAAGCCAGATGCTACGCCAGACCAAATTAAAAAGGCGTATCGTAGTTTGGCTATGAAGCACCATCCTGATCGAGGAGGTGACCAATCTAAATTCAAAGATATTAGTGTAGCCTACGAAACACTTAGTGATCCACAAAAGAAATCCGAATATGATCAAATGAGATCAGGTGGTCAGCAGTTTAGATTTAGATCAGGAGGATTCCAAGACTTCAACGACATCTTTGGAGGAATGGGCGGACCGTTCGGAGATATATTTGGACGGCAAATAAGAAAGAATCGAGATCTCAATATTCAATGTCAAATTTCTTTATTAGATTCTTTCAACGGTAAACAAATTGAAGCAAACTATACTCTTCCTAGCGGAAAACCACAGACAGTAATAATTAATATTCCTCCTGGTATAAGTCACGGCGAAACGATACGCTATCAAGGATTAGGTGATGATAGCGTACCTAATTTGCCTAGAGGTAGCCTAAACGTAACTATTATAGTACAACCAGATCAAAATTATCGAAGAGAAAATGACGATCTATATACTACAGTATATGTTAATCCAATTGAAGCCATTATTGGTTGTAGAAAGCAAGTAAAACACCTTGATGGGTCTGACAGAGATGTTGATATCAGACCGGGCATCGAATCCGGTATAGAATATGCCTCGGCAAATCATGGTTTCCGAAATCCGCATACTGGCCGAAAAGGAAAATTTGTAATAGTTGTTGTTATCAGGACTCCAAAGATTACAGATCCACATTTAATACAAAAGCTCAAGGATCTCAACAATGAAATTAACACTAGATCCTGATCCAATTTTAAAACAACGTGCAGTAGAATGGGATTTTTCCATAGATACTAACGCCGAAGAAGTTGAACAAGAAATGATTAAAATCATGGAATCATTTCGAGGACGCGGTCTTGCTGGAAATCAAGTCAGTTTACTCAAACGTGTATTTGTTATAAAATTAGAAAGCACAGGCCAAACTGTCGGAATGTTCAATCCTGAAATTGTAAAACAAGACGATATGGATATATCAGCAGAAGAAGGGTGTTTAAGTTTTCCAAATCTCTGGCTAGATGTTAAACGTCCAAAAACTATTGATATCAAATACTTTGACAAGCAAGGAACAGAATGTATAATGTCATTATCTGGCATCGATGCTAGATGTTTTTTACACGAATTAGATCATTTAAACGGAATTACATTTACCGATAAAGTAAGCCAAATGAAATTAATTTTGGCAAGAAAAAAGCAAAGGAAAATTAAATGGTAGAACCAAGCGACAATCTACAAGCAATCTTCGAAAAGGCGATCGAAACCGCAAAGAAGCTACACCACGAATATCTAACAATAGAACACTTATTGTTTGCTATGCTTCTCGAAGATTCATTTGGTAAAACATTACAAGGATACGGTGTTAATGTAGACGAGTTTAAGAAAAGTGTTGCTGGTTATTTGCAAGAAAAGTGTAATGAGATCACTGTACAAGATGTTGTAGTTAAACCTCGTAAGACACAATCAGTTGAGCGCATTCTCAATCGTGCGTTTACGCAGGTTCTTTTCAACGGACGTCAGCGTATTGAACCTACAGATGTTTTCCTTGCTATGATGGGTGAGAAGCGTAGTTGGGCATATTACTACATACAAAAAGCAGAAATTGATAAAGACAAATTTGCAGACTATATTAATAACGCCGTTGAAGAACAAGAAGAACAAGACGACCAAGGCTCTAATAGTAGCAGAGCACTATCTGCATTTACAACTAATCTTAACGAACAGGTTAAGAAGAATAAAATTGATCCCGTTATTGGTCGTGTAGACGAACTTGAAAATATTGCACTAGCAATGGGACGTCGCAGTAAAAATAACGTAATTCTTGTTGGAGACCCCGGAGTAGGTAAAACTGCTATTGCAGAAGGTCTTGCATTTAACATCGTTAAAGGTGCTGTGCCCGACTTCCTTAAAGATTATACTGTTTATAATTTAGATATCAGTGCCATGCTAGCTGGCAGTAAGTATCGAGGCGATTTTGAAGAACGATTTAAGATGGTCTTAAAAGCACTGTCTAAGAAAGGTAAGACTGTATTGTTCATCGACGAAGCACACATGATCAGTGGTGCAGGGTCAGCAAACAACAATGCTAACGATCTTGCCAACATGATGAAGCCGGCATTAAGTAAAGGTAACATTAAAGTAGTTGCATCAACTACATGGGAAGAATATCGTAAGCACTTTGAAAAGGATCGTGCCTTAATGCGTAGATTCCAACGCATTACAGTTGACGAACCTACACCAGAAGTTACACTACAGATTCTCAAAGGTATTAAGAAATACTATGAACAATTTCATAGTGTCAAAATTAAAGATGATGCACTACAAGCCGCAATTAAACTTTCAGTAAAATTTCAAGCCGATAAGAAACTTCCAGACAAGGCTATCGACTTAATTGATCTTGCTTGTTCTAGATTCAATTTAAAATTAGCAGATGAAAAAGTAGTTACAGAAAGAGAAATTCAGTACGAACTTGCTAAAGTAGTACAAATGCCTGAGGAAGTTATCAGCGAAACTGAAAGCCATAATCTTGCCAGCTTACAAGATAAACTAGAACTTGAAGTATTTGGGCAAGACCTTGCTATCCAAGAAGTTGTTGATAAGATTATTGTTGCTCAGGCCGGTCTTAAACCTGATAACAAGCCAATTGGTAGTTTTGTATTCATGGGTCCAACTGGTTGTGGTAAGACAGAAACTGCTAAAGCACTTGCTAAGAACTTAGGTGTTAAGTTACTACGATTTGATATGTCAGAATATCAAGAGAAACATAGCATCAGTAAGTTGATCGGTAGTCCTCCGGGATATGTGGGATTTGAAGAAAATGCTGGACAACTTATTACAAGCATCCAAGAAAATCCTAATGCTGTTCTATTATTTGATGAGGTTGAAAAGTCACATCCAGATGTATCTACTGTCCTTCTACAAATGATGGATAACGGTTTCATCACTGGTAGTAACGGCAAGAAAGCCGATTGCCGACAGCTTATCCTTATTCTTACTACTAATGCTGGAGCACAAGAAGCTGAAAAGAATCAAATTGGTTTTGGTAGCCAACAAAAAGACTATAGCGACAAAGAACTTAACAAATTTTTTACACCAGAATTCCGCAACCGTTTAGATGGAATCGTTACATTTAATAAACTTAGTAAAGAAACTATGGTCAAGGTCGTTGAAAAGTTTATGGAAGAACTTCGAGATCAGGTTAAAGAAAAAGGCATTAAAATTAAAGTATCTAAAGAAGCAATCGATTGGCTCATCGAAAAAGGATTTGATCATAAGATGGGAGCAAGACCACTAGCTCGTGTCATTGACAAAGAGATTAAGCGAGACCTTGCTAAGATGATGCTGTTTGGAGATCTTAAATCCGGAGGATGGTTAACTATTACAGTTGACGATGATAAATTGGTGTTAGTATCTAGACCAAAAATGCAGAAAGTTCCTCTGTTAACTGCGGACAATGCTGAGCAAAATGTTGTATAAAACAACCACGAGATTATTTAAAAGCAAATATCAGTACAAGTTAGTAATAACTTGTGCTGGTGCTAGCTGGTTTCGTGGTGGGGATATGGACACAGCATTAGACCACCTTAAGAAGATTAATTTAAATTCTTCTAATGCGGCTACAATGTCATGGGGCGGTAGAAGACCATCAGGTATTAAAACCCAAGAAGATTTAGACTACGCATTTAAGCTACAAAAGCAACTTAAAAAACTCAAAGACATTGATGTAAGAGTAGAAACTCCTTGGATTAGTGTTTACTCTAATTCCGAATCTGATATTAATAGCATTATTAAAATTGACGAAGAACGAATTAAGTATGTCTGCGTTCCCCCTGATAAAACACAGCTTGATAGTAATACTATCATTATGCCCAAGATTAATTATGAATTTCGCGTTACTATGGGCAAAACTACTCAGGAACATTCAGCATTTGTTAGTTGGGCCGAAAAAAATCCCAAGGTTAAACTTACTAAAAGTTGTGCAAAAGAACTGAGCAGAGATCGTAGTTGGGGCGGTACTTTCTTTTATATCACGGGTGAAAACAACCTGCTGATGGCTAAAATGCACCTCGGAAGCTCTATAAACAAAATAGAGCGCATAATCAAACCTTAATCTAAAGACCCCGTTTGCGATAAATACTACATTCGCGTAGTATTCATGCGACTTTTAAAAACGGAATAAAAAATGCGTATTAGAGAGCTTTTAGAAGGCAAAAAGTTTAACGATCTTAACTTTATTACTAAAACCGAAGACGGACGAACAGATATCGCCTATGATTTAGTTGAAGATTTAGTTTTTTATCTAAACAATAATGACGACCTTTATCGTAGGCATTTATACCCAGTTATTAGCAACTGCGTAGAGTCTATGAACTCTAATAAAGAACCATCCCCTAATGTGTTTAAAAAAGTTGTTGAACAAGCATATAAAAATTATATAAAAGAATTTCCTATTAGACAGCTTCCTCGTACAATAGAAGAACAAACTTGTAACGAAGTTTGCCAAAAAATGCATGAAGAATTTTGTAAAAATTTCCAAGAAGGCAAATATAAGGACTAACTGTGTTACTTAGAGAACTATTTTATTTTGAGGATAAATCTGGACCTGCTGATGACAGTATGGAAAAATACGGTCGGGCATTTAATCATCCAGAACATCTAGTATTCTTTAAAGGATCTCAAGGTACGCTGGAAGCATTACAGCATTTTAAAGAAATCGCACAGGAAAAAGCAGGCGGTACTACAGTACGCGGCAAATGGGATGGTAACCCGCAAGTCTATTGGGGTAGAGAAACTAAGGGCGGTCCCTTAATTCTTGCAGGACACAATCAGTGGAGCAGAGGTGTAAAATCAGATACTCCAGAGGGTGTATATGATTTTATTGCTAATCAAAGCGGAAAACCTAAAACACCTGAAGACCAAAAAGCAAGGCAATCGTTTGCTAAGAATTTTGCCAATCTATATCCATTATTTGATTTGGCTACACCTAAAGACTTTGTAGGCTTTGTATATGCTGATAGTTTATTTGGAGTTGATCCTAGCCTAGACAAACGTTTAGAAAAGACTAAAGAATATCCTAACGGAATATGGACTTTCTGTCCTAATCCTAAATCAAAGACCTGTTACCACGTTGATGCCACAAGTGAACTAGGACAGCGTATTAGCAAGGCAAGAGTAATGGTCGTAGGACATGGATCGTTTGATCAGTTCGGTGCTCCTGACAGAGCGCAGAAACCAATGGATGACTTTTCAATGTTTAATCAAACAGCCGGACTAATTGTTCAAGGTCCCATCTATACTAGTGAAGGTAGCGGTATGGATACGAAAGAAATCGATATCGCAATACAACGTGCTACTAAATTAGGTCCAAAAGTAGATGCTTTCTTAGCTAGCCTACCCGATCCTGATAAGAACGGAATATTTTATCCGTTCTTTAATCAGATGAGTAACCTACATGCGGCTGGCAAACAAGACTTCCGTAGTATTACTGGCGAAACTTTTATGAACTGGATGCAACAAAAAGGTGTAAGCCAAAAGAAACAACAGCATATCATCGATATGATTAAACAACAGCCCGGCGGACTTGATGCTATATTTGATTTGATTAAAGATATTCGCGACATGAAAGATAAAGTAGTAGCTACTTATAAATCGCAGAGTCGACCTGAGATATGGGACACTGAGGGCGAAGGCTACGTTCGCTATGCACAGCCAGGGCATAAATATGGTAATATAAAATTAGTACCAACATCGTGGGCTCCGGGAGCAACTAGAGTATGAAATTAAGAGAACTATACGAAAACATATATGAAGCAGGTGAATCAGTCGAAGATGTTGCAATCATTTTTGGCCGTTTTAATCCTCCCCATCAAGGACATAAAGCCGCTTGGGAATTAGCTTCTGGATTTAGTGCTTGGTACGTTGGTACAAATCAAAGTACAGAAGGTCCTAAAGACCCTTTACCATTTAAAGTTAAAATTGCAGCCATGCAGGCAATTTGGCCAGATGTTAAAGAACATCTTGTTGCCGAACAAAGTTGGTGGACATTAGCCGCACATGTGTATAAAAAACACGGACCTGTTACCCTACACGTTGTAACTGATCCGGCTGATGCAAAAGTATTTGTTGCAGGATTACAAAAATCTAACGGTGTAGAAGGCCCACACGGTTTTTACCGATTTAAAGATATTGTATGGGAAGAAGCACCTCGCATTAGTAGTGCTACAGAATTACGTGCGGCTGTTGCTAATAACGATCCGCAGGCATTTGAACAGGCAGCTGGTGTGCCTGCTAACACACCGATTGGCGGTAAGCCATTCTTTGAAGTTGTTAAACATTATCTAACACCCTACTTACATCAAGCCGCAGAGAAAGAAAAAGCCAAAGCAGAAAAAGAAAGACTTAAAGCTGAAAAAGAAGCTGCCAAAGCTAAAAAGAAACAACCAGAAGTTGCAGAAGAATTTGGTGTAGGTAAAATTACTGCACAAAACACTACTGTTGATGTTGATGCATCAACACCAGGTAAGAACTTACGTGCTTTCAAACTAGCAGAACAAATTAAAGTTATTGAACAAGAATTACAAGAAGCGAAAGAAGGAAAAATTACTAAAAGACAACAGCAGTCTACTAGAGGTATTCATAGATTTACAGATGCCGAACGGTGGAATGCTGATTATGTACAGTACCGTGCTATGATGGCAGCGGCCATGACCGACGGCGAAAATGATCCGGATATCGATTCTAAAAGCTGGGTCGGAAAATTCAAGGTAGCATTTCCGTATTCAGAACAAGATGCTAAAATATTAAAAAAGGCCTACAAGGCCGCTGGTGCTAATCATCAAGATATGAATCACGGTGACATGCGTAGCCAAGAATTAGAGTCAACAAATACAGTTAGCCCTGTGGCTAAACCTAAAAAGAACAAGTACGGAGTATAACGTGGAAAG